CATAAACTTACTGACCTTGATTGGGCCCTTCTTTGAAGATGCATACTTGACCTCAAACTCAGGCTTTGCCTCCTGAAGGTCTGGTGTGATTCCGTCTACAAAATCGACTTTACGAACACCTACTTGTTCTTGGACTTCCTGCAATGCTTCTGTCCAACTTTTTGAATATCTCATGGTTCTCCTATTTGTCCCAATTCTTTATGGCTGTAAAATTATTAAATGAAAATTCTAGTCTATCAACTAGTTTGACAGCCCTCTGGGAACTGTCTGCGACAACATACCCTTCGGGCGATGTAACTTTGAATCCGTCTTTAGTTTTAATGAATGTACTCATTCCTAACTGTTTTATACTATTTAACTTTTTCACGATTTTCATCTTTGCATCAACAATATGCATCATGAAAGTCGAAACTGCAACCATGTTTGAAGTATGTTTTCGCAGTTCCTTGAAGAAGGCGTCTTTTCTACCCATCCATTGTTGTTTGGATTTTTCGGTCTTCTTCGTAGCCGTAATCTTTACAAATGCTTCATGCACAAACTTGAAGTATTCTGCAATATGCATTCTAGGGTTTGTGATTGTCTTACCCTGTCTTATCAAGGAATTGTCATAGGTCTTCCATTGTGCAGAAGCAGGTAAAGTCTCCTGTAGAGTAGACCAATCTCTAATTTTCCTTGAGTTGATCTGTCTGAATACCTTACCAGCCTCAGACAAATGTTTTGTCACAGCTGCTGTCTCTGCACCTGTGAACTTTACTGTACCCGATAAATCCTTGTAATCAGCATTCGTATGCCACACTGAAGGAACTTGTTTAAGTGGTTGATCCATTCCAAATGAGGCTGTCATACCCTCCAGTGTTTCACCCTTGTATGTTGTGTGCCACACGATTCCCAACTTGGACTTTGAGATTTTCCGACCGATCTCAGAGTCTTTAGGTACTGCATACATTATCGTATTGGGTTGAAAGGTTATATGATCTGGAACCTCTGAACCCAATGTGGATTTCAAATATAAAAGATCTCCTTGAATTACATTTTTGATTCCCAACTTTGAGAACTCTGCAAGAGCCACCTTGAACATCTCTCCAAGATAACCCCCTAAGTCTATGTCAGAATCTTTCTTGTAAAGAATCGGGTCTTTGTTGAATACCGATTTCTTTGCGACAAAGAACTGACCATCTGAAGGATCTATTCCTGCAAATATCGCAGGAGCTCCATCCCACTTTACACTCATGTTGACTGATGACTTTGAATCACCAGCAAGCATATCTCGTAGAGACTGAATAAAATTAATTGCAGCTCTTCCACCCTCTACACCATTATTTAGGATCTCATCTTCAATATGCTCTAGGTGTAGGTTCTTTCCCGGCGCCTCTACGAGATATTCTCTGAAATTAAGCATAACCTTAGAACTTTATAGTATAAGAAACCTCTGGTTTGAATCCAAGAAAATCTAAAAATTTACCAAATGCTTTCTTTGCAAATGATTTCAATTTATTAGTTGCCTTTTTCAGAACATTCCCTACTTTAGAAATTATATTTCTGAAAATACCCTCATCTAATAATTCTCCATGCAATTCATAATCTTCTTTGATTTTTGTCATGTCCTTCAAACCAATTCCTAATGCAGACCACCATGTTCTTTCTCCCTCTACAGCGTCTTTCGCATCTCTTGAGGTTGATTTCATCTTCACTGAAACTTTTGATGCACCTACCACTTTATCTAAGTAATCACCTTCTGCTTGGTGAAAACTGACTTTCGATCCAGTGTCATTACCTACTAAAAACCAATCGGCTGCGGCACGACTTCCTCTACCAAATTTCTTGTAACCTGTCATTGCTTCTAGTATAAATGCCTTTTTAAATTCTGGACTAGATTGAAAGAGTTCAGATAATTTTTTCATTAATTGTTTATGGATTTTATCAGCCTCCACTACTGCTTTATCTGATTTGTCTTTAATAATCTGGGCTGTAGTTCCTATCGTTATACCTCTATTGAATTGTTCAATGAGTTTTAAACATTCTTTAACTTCATCTGTATTGTCTAGTTTCAATCCATCTAAAGCTGCATAAAATGTAGCAGTTGCTTCTTCTTTATACCCAGACATCAATTGGGCTGCACCCATCTTTAATGATATATTATATTTCCCTATGTATAAATCTGTTTTGGGAGTTCTGCTGGCAGCCTTTGCTCCAGCACCATATTTTGACCAATCTGAAGTGACTTTATCGTTACCGCCACCATAATGAACTGCTTTGCTTTCTCTTTTGATTGCAGGGAATGTTGATAATAACCCCTGAACCATATTTCCACCAGTATCTAAAAGATTAGAAAATTTAGAGAAGTTCTGAGGATCTATTTCAGCAGAAGACAATGCATCTTCACTACTCATATTTTTTACCATAACATTATACTGATAACATATTGCCATTTCAGTCAATGTTGCTTTTGAGGTATTAGCTTCTGCTAAGTATGTCTTGAAAGTTTGCATTTTGTTTTAAAAAAAAGGGAACTAGAGACAGTAAAGGCGAGTTGTATCAAGTTCCCATGTGAATATAATATACTGTTAAGTATTTATATTAATTGAACTTCCAATCGGTGGTATCTAAGGCTTTATCAAAGGCAGGAGTATCATCTTGACCAGAATCTAGAATGTCTTCTTGTGCAGACTGTTCACAATCATACAACTTCATTCTCGCTCTATCGATTCCGACAACGAACTTTTTGTTCTTCGTTGGGTCATTGTACCGATTTTTGAGTTGCTTAACGAGAATCTGATTAAGTTGTTCCAACTCTTCAGTTTGGATGAGAGCGAACATGAAGTCCGCTGTAGCAGGAAGACCAAAGCTCTCACTGGTATCCTCCAATCCGATATCAGAATTTTGATATCCCGAGCGAGTCGTTTGTGTAGCCGATACGATTGGTAAGTCACATTCCACAGCAAGTCCTCGCAACTCTTCTGCAATCGCTTTAATATAGAAATACGATCCGACATTTGCATTTGCCTTGAATCTTGATGATGCACAAATATTTAGGTAATCTATGAAAATTATCTTTGGAACAAACTGTCTCTTGAGAGCAAGTTCCTTGAGTAGTCCTCTGATGTGACCCACATGAGCCGATGCAGTAGGATACTCTTTCACGACCAGATTTCCCTTGGTCTTGTTTTTGATTTTGTCAACTGAACTTTCAAATGTTTGCTTTGGTAAGTTATGCAACTCATCCATTGTCAAGTCCATGAGGTTTGCATCAATACGTTCTGCAATCCTCTCTTCCGCCATTTCCATTGTCACATATAGAACATCATGACCCTGCATCAAGATATTAGCAGCTTGATGGCACATAAAAAGAGACTTACCGACACCAGTTCCAGCAAGACAAATATTAAGAGTTTTGTTAGGAAGCCCTCCATTGGTTATCTCGTTGAAGAACGAAAGATCGAAAGGTATTCTTTCCTCTTTCGTATGATAAAACTCAAAACGATCAGAGGCGTCATCAATGTAGTCGTGCCCAACAGAGCTATCGAAACTAACAGAAAGAGCGCTGGATAAAAGATCAGGCAAACTATCAGCGTTGCGATCCTTGTCATCACCATTAATAATGTGGATTCCCTCAAGGACTGCCAAGTGAATGGCCCGATCTTTGCAATATCGCTCTGTAACATTGACCAACCATCTTTCATCAACATCCTCAGCTGCCAAGGAACCGAGAGCCTCCTGAGTATTCTTCCAAGTTTCTTCATTTAAATCACTCCTTTTCTCTATCTCAATATGCAATGCCTCCTTTGAAGGTAATGCATTGTATTCGTCCATGAATTTGTAGAACTCATCAAAGATGATTTTGTTCTCACTCTTTTCAAAATACTCATTCTTCAGAAATGGTAAGACTTTCCTTGTATAGTTCTCGTTCTTGAGCAAGTGACTCAGAATCGTTGTCTCTGTAGATAATGTCAACAGCATCCTCCTTTCTTAATCCTTTTTCTAAGCATGATATTAAAATGTCTCCACAAATTTTGTGAAACTCTGGTTCGTATGTGATATGATTATCATTCTCATACCTACACATAACAATTGTAAAATGAAGATCCAAACCACCATCTTTTGTTTCTTCGCCAATCTGTACCTCATTGTATCCGTAGATGGCTCCCTTGAACTTACCCTCATCAATACGAATTGCAGTAAATTCAGTCTCATCATCATCACGAACTACAAATGAGTGCTTGACTGTTTCTATATCTTTGTACTCAGACATAATGCAAATAACTCCCTAAAATATATTTGTCTTGACCCACTGGAGCGTTACCTCTGTGTATAAATTCCCATGTAGCAGGAAACACTAGTACTTTACCATACTCAGGAGTCACTTTCAAGTCTAAACTGACAAACTCTGTTTCTCCACCTACAGCCACATCATTAAGGTAGACAAAGAATACCAGAAAACGCCGTGCAGACTCATAATCGCCAACGTCAACATGATCCAGAAAAAAAGAACTATCTCTCTCATATTTTTTCATTCGTAAGGCTTCCCAAGAATATTTTTCAGGCCACTGTTTGGGATGCAGTTTAGTTTCAATTTTGTATCTATCCATAATACTATGAAACCGATTGTACAGTTCCAGATTCATCTCATTCTTACCACCATGATCCATGAGGTTCAACTCCCAAAAATGCCTGTGGCCTGGCATTCTGGTTTCCTCATGGTTTTCTTTTGCGGCCTCAAAATACTCTATGAGGCCGTCACATTCCTTCTTATCAAATATCTTCGGATACGTCCGAATCCACCTGTCCATAAGTAAACTCCTGTTCGGCTGCTTCATCCAGTTTTTTCATCACATCTTCGGTGAAGTATTTTTCTGGATCTGCATAGATTGATTTACCATACAACTGTGTGCCATTCATGTCGTATCTATTTCCAGATCTTTGAAACACTCCATGTTTTTCACCAAACTCTAGGAGCCCATAATATCTGTCAATTCCACTCTGATATCCCAACTTGACATCGACCATCTTGTTTTCGATTGTCAGTCTGGATTTCTGATTCTTACAATGAATGATATTACCCACAACTTCTGTACCATCCTTGTCCTTCTTCTTGGACAAGTAAACTATGGAACTGGCTGCATACTTGAGTCCAGAACCACCACCCATCTCTTTTGTGGGCATATAAGAACCTATCACATCATAGGTATGATTTGTAACGATCAAAGGAACATTTGCACGACCTAACTTGAGTGTCAGAACACGAAATGCAGCTTTGATGATTTGGGATCTAGTCATATCCCTTGTGTCTGATCCTGCAGCTGTATCTGCAAGTTCTTTGGTAGTTGATAGATTACCCAGAGAATCCAGAACAAACATCATTGGTTTCTGTTCGTCTGATTCCAGATATGCATCTAAAATCTTGATTGCCTGAGTACGGAACTCCTGTATGGTAACTACAGGAAGAATGACCATTCTTTTTGGATCTATACCTCTACTAACTATAAGTTCTTTAGGTATAGCAGATTCAGACTCAAAATACAAAACACCAGCGTCAGGATTAGAGTCCAGAAAGTTCTTGACCATGCCCAACGCAAAATAAGTTTTGCCTGTGGCCGACTCGCCCGCCAACGCTGTGATTTTGTTTGAAGGTAAACCCCCATGAACAGAACCAGAGAGTAGAGCGTTAAAAAGAAAACTGCCAGTGTCAATATAGCTGTTGACATCACCAGCGGCCACTCCGTCATCGACAACGGAAGCATATTCATTACCCGACTCCTTTATAAATTGACTAAGATTCATTCACCCTCACGATTTTCAGATTTATCAACATCGAAACCATCTGGATATCTACCAGACAATTTCCTTGTATTCTCTGCAAGTACCTCTTCCAATGACCATCCCATCGAAATCATGACTTGTTGAGCATACCACATAACATCCCCCAACTCACCTTTGAGTTTTACTCTCAACTCGGCAGTTGGTTGTTTACCCTGAAACAAGAGCTTCTTTACTATATCTAGTAATTCTCCACCCTCTGAACAAATACCGATTGCACCAGTGAGCAACCTCTGAGGTTGATTCCACCTTGAATTGTCTTGTAATTCATCTAACCTTTCGATGAAAGTGTCACAATCCTTGGTGGCCTCACTGGTCACACTGTCTACAAATTTTCTATGATTAGTTACTTCTGGGGAATCCATTATTTTACCTTTCTTTGATTGAATACGTTAAAACATTTACGACTACAAAACTTTTTGTTAGGGCCCTTGTAAGGACTCCAACAATTCATACATTCTTTATTCATGAGAAAAAATCCATTAGGGTTGCCTGTGTACCATAAGTGTCATCAATGTACCAATTGATAGCACCAGTAATAAATTTGAGAGGTTCAACGTATGACTTCTCAAACTGTTTCTCATAATCAATATACTTGTTAATACCTAACTCTTGTGGACAATCAGTCACAAAAGTAAAAGCATTGCATTGATAAGGATTGGGATCTTTCAAGTGAACAAACTTGATCTTCTCACCATCCATGATCTTTGGATACTTTGACAATAACTTATTGATTTTGAGTTGATGATTATAAACCAATGCACCTTTAACGTGCATAGGCGTACCTTTTCGATAAACAGAATTATCATCTTTCCATTTACCCATACCATTGCATGATCTTGGAAATGCGATAGAGGCCGCATCCATTTCCATCCACTCCTTGCGAAAGTCTTGAATGAAATCGTTCAGTTCCTTCTCATCACCAACCATGATCAACTTGAGAGCATCTCTAATCTTATCACGACAAACTTGGGGAGTCGATGACTTGACTGCTTCGATGCCCATCATTTTCAGTTTGGGTTCTGCATACTGCACACCCTCTGAATTATGTACATTCAGTATGTACCTTTTCTTTGCGGTCCAAATACCTTTATCGGCAATGACCTCACGAGCCATGACCATCTTTTGTTCGTATGCATTGACATACTCAGCAAGTTCTGCATACTTACCATCAATGAAAGGTTCGATCTTGTCAGTGCAAATCTGATCCAGAAACTTTACTGGATCTTTTGGATTGAGTTTATCGATCAACTTCTCAAAGGTGATGTAGACTGAATCTGTATCGGATGCAATCACGTAGTCTTCATTCTCTGTTTTTAGAATCTCATTGAAGTATCCATTGAGAGCCTGTTCAATCCAGCGAATTGACAACTGACCACCATAGGTAACTGCCTCTGCAATACGAATATCATAGAACCGAAAGTACTGATTCCCAACTGCACCATAAGCGGAGTTGAGTGCAATCTTGAGTGCCATCTGTTTGTTATGCAGAGATGCAATCTGATTCTTGAACTTGGGATCTTTTGTGTCCTCATATTGTTGTGTGGCTTGCAACATCTTCTTCTTGAATGCAGATCTCTCATTGTACATACTGTACAACAGTTCAGGAAGAAACCCATGTCTATTTCTGGAAAACAATGCACCATTTGGAGTCATCGTTTGATTCACCTCTGGAAGATGATCAGTAGTGGTTTCTTTGTACAGCATACCATCAACGCCAGGATGAGTCTCACTCATACCTACAATTGTCTCTGGTGAAATATTGTACTGCATGATCAGATGAGGATACAGACTGTTCAGGTCAAAACTCACCACCCACTTGTGCAGTCCCACTTGTGGATCTTTCACGTATGCACCAGCAAACGCCTCTTTCTTTTCTTGTCGAACTTGAAACGGAACCTGTATATTCTTCTCACGTAGATAATTGTAAATGATGATATCCCACATCTTCACTTGAGAATAGACATCATTGTAGTTGCACTTTGCATAGTAAGCCATAGTGAGTTGAAGATCAATCAACTTCATCTTGTCTTCAAGAGCATCCACCAGTTCTACGTCCATGATGTTGTAGTCAATGAAAGATTGATAGTCTTTCTGATACCACTCACGAAATGTCTCATAGGGATTTGTGTTCTTCGCCTTACCCAACTCAACAAAACCAATATGATCCAATCGATAACTCTCTTGTGCTGTGTAAGTATATTTCTGATACAGTTCTAGGTAATCAAGTTGACTGATACCAACCAGATCAAAAGCAGTATGTTTTCGACCCATACGAAATACATCAGCATCAAAAACAGAGTTCCAAGGAGAAAGTTTCTTCGACTCATCTTCACCAAGTCTAACCTTGATACGATTGACCAGATATGGAATATCGAAAAAACGAGAGTTCCAACCAGTGACCACATCTGGATAGTTAGAGCTCCAGAAACCAATAAACCTTTGAAGAAGTTCGTCTTCTGTATTACATCGAATGTAAGTAATATCGTCACGATCTGTGTTCCACTCATGCAAACCAAACACCACAAACTTTTTGGTTTGGTGATTCTTGAGTGTGATAGCATTGACACGCTCAATAGGATGATCCACTTGAGGGAATCCATTCTCAGATTCAGTTTCGATATCGATAGTCACCACCTGAATTTTGTTGATATCCCACTGGATCTCTCCACGAAAGTTATCGGAGATCCACTGATAAGGCCAACGAGTGAAACCATACAACATTCCAGGCTGATTGGAATACTGATCGACAAACTCCTTTGCCTCTTTGATAGTTTCCTGAACCATTGGAGTCAGGAATTTACCATCAAGAGATCGGTATTGAGTTTGTTTTCTGACAGGGACGAATAAGGTAGGTTTGTACTTGAGGCGAGAAGTGACACGTTCTCCGTTCTTGATGCCTCTGACAAGAACAGAGTTACCGAATACTATAACATTAGTGTAAAAATCCATATATCTCCAAGTTTCATCATATAGTACCTCAATGGATTCAAAAAGTCAAGTCTTTTATCCATTCAGTTGCACGTTGGGAAGGACAATACCAGAACCAAATTTTGAGTTCCAAGCATTGACTACATCATCAACTGCATCAACAATACAAATAGTCCAATCTAAAGGAATGGACACATTATCATTTTTGGAAAATGGAGGCCAGGGCATGAAACCTAGACCTTGTTGTTGGGGCATAATCTGGCAAGGATTGGCGATAGCAACAGAGTCTCCCACAACTGTTACATCACCAACAATTTCCTCACCAGATTTGAGTTTTACTAGTTTAACATCAGTCATCCTTCTTTTTTCCTATGTTATATTTTGTTTCAAGAATCCACTCGTCCTTCTCATTGAAGGAGAGTACTTTTATTTGACTCAAAGGGGCTTTAGGTTCTGGTTCACCGACCAGACCAACTAAACCCCAATCACTCAAAAGACCAGCAATAGTGTTTCGTCTTTCTATATCATTATCAGTTAGACTTGACTTCTTGCCGTCAAGTGCAAATAATTCCTTGAAATGTACAACATAGTACTTCCCCTTCTTATGAAGGAGATGACAGGACTGATATAATTTTCGTTCTTTTCTTGATGCAACACCAATTCTTGATAAAGTCTCACGAACCTTCAGAAAATCATCTGGTTCGTTTAAAGTTACTTCCAGCATATCTTCTGGAGCCCAATTCAATTCACCTTGCATTTCCACCTTTATTCAATTTGGATCGGATATGTTCAAGATCTTCGTCTGTTAGTATTGTGAGGGCTTCTTTTGCCTTTTGTTCACTATATCCGAAATATTCTTTCACTAAATCTAAATTATCTATTTTAGAAGTTTTCAACCAAGGAGCAAATCTCTTTCTTGGTCTACAACTATTTAGGAGAAAGTCGAATTGAAGTTTGTTATCTAAGTGGTTGTTTATATTCATCTCATTGACAAGAAAGATCATGTCAGAGTGAGAATACAGTGCATGATTTACTACCCAGGCTGGATACTTCTTCTCATATTGTGAGTCATCCAACAAATTTTCTTTGGTTTGGTTGATTGCGTTTAGATACTCTTTAAGTTCCATTTGTTACTTTCGGTCTTTTTTTGAATGTTTCAATGGTTCTATCCACAGCGTTAGACAGATCCTTTTCCCATTTTTTATAGGTATGCAATTCCCATGTCATATCCTGTATCTCTTTCCTATCGATTTCATCAAAAGATTTGATGGCTGATTGAAGTTGATCTTTATTGTTGTACTCTATATTCTTGATGTGATCATCTTTAGCTACGACTGAATTAGCAGCATGGATTTCATTCTTCGTATTTGCTATAATAGGAACACCATGACTCAAAGATTCCAAAGCTGTAATGGACCATGTTTCGTGATGATAAGTAAGAAAATGAGTTTTGAATTTGGACATAGTTTTTAGTACGTCTTTATATTCTAAGTCCCATTTGACTCCATCCCATTTTTGATTTCTCAAGAAGTATGGATAAGCATAATGTTCTGAATTTACAGTTCCAGTTATCACCAAATTTTTGATATCTGTTTTTCTGAGAAGAGTTTTTAGTAGAAACGGCTTCTTATCTCTAGGATCGCATCTACCAACTGTACCAATGTCATACTCTGGATCTACCAATTTTGGTTTCTCACCTTTCACATAACCAGAATTAAGAAACCCAGCGATAGGGATATGTTCACAATTCAACCTAGTTGCAAGATCATCAAAGTGTCTTTTTTGATACGAACTCATCAAATAACTGGTATGATAGTTATTGTGAAGCCTATGAAATGTTCCTATGGAAGAACCCAAAGGAACATTAGCATGACAAATGTGAAGAATAGGTACTGGTGATTTTACAATCTTTGCTCCTACAAAAGAAGCAGATGACCAGTTGCAGATAATGATATCTGCATTAATCTCACAAGCTTTGGTTTGTATCAGTTTTGTATTGGTTTTGAAATCTTTAGGATTTTCAATGTCCAATACTTCAACATCTGAATATGTCTCGTAGATAGAGTAGCAGAACTTTTCGATTCCACCTGTAATAATATTTTTATCAAAAAACTTTCTGCCCCCATTCCCTACGTTATACGGAAGGAGTATCCTCATAACAATATGTAGGCGTTTCTGTTAATTGTTCAACAATATTAGGATGTTTAGACAAAGCCCTACGATATGGAGTCCAAGGAACACCCCTTCCCCATCCTAGAAAATGCATAATGTCAATTTTAGAAACTGCTTTTTTGTTTTGAATGAGCTCAACTATACTATTGAATATCTCAGTCTCTCCGACTGTATGGGTGTTATCTATCAAGGTATTCATGTAATCGTTCATCTCAACCATCTTATCTTTATACACCAAATTTTCCCTCAGATGTTTTCTAGCCTCATTTGATTTTTTGTTTCTGTATTCTTTGTCATCTAAGTATTTGTTCAGTAAACTCAAAGCACCTTCATCACTGGTGAAGAAATCTGCACCATCCCAAAGTTCTCTGTAGTACAAATCATCGTACATCAAATATGGAACACCATTCATAAGGCCGTCAGTTGTTGCTACACTCCATCCACCATACTTCTGTTTTGGTGAAAACCCAACAGCACACTTTTTGAGAAGATCGTAGTACTCTTTCTTTCTAGGTTTTGTAACGAAAACATACTCTCTGTTTTCCTTTTCCAGAAGAGGAACCCACACCTTGAAATCATTTCTAGTTTCAGCAAGTTTATCCATCAGTTTCATGAACTCGTTGAAATGTTTGTAGGCCTCAGGTCTATGATTGAATACAATAGTTTTTTCATAAGGGACATTACCATCTAATATGTCAGACTCATTTACACCCAAATGTTGTACTGTTAGTATCTCATCTAGTCGCTCAAGTTGTGCCTCATTGAAATGATCTGTTGCTTGATTCATCACCATGTCTTTCTGGTGTTGAGTGTTCAAGTAACATTTCTCATACTCCAAAACTCCCAGAAGATTTTGAGTGAAAGTGTCTTTGGGTCCAGTAACAACTTCTTTCAGATCAAACCAGTGACAGTATCCCATGAAGAGAGGCCTGAAGTGTGTCACGTTATACATTACATTTTTCAATGCATGAGCGTGTTCAGGTAAATGGCACATGACCACATCAAAATCTAGACTATGGGAAATAACTTTCTGCATGGCAAATACATCAAAGTGAGATCTCATAGACTGAGGATATGTTGGTAAATTTATCGTAATTTGAGTTGTATTTTCAAACTCTAGTGACTTGATCGGCTTTGGAACCAATGCATAAAACCACAAATCATCTCTTATCGTATTCAGTATTTCAATTTGATTTTTTACTACTTGAATATAACTATCCTTCTCAAGATCTTTTTGAAAAGTGATATTGGGATAAAGCAATACCCGCTTGACGGATTTGCGTTTCTCAGGATTGAGGTCAAATAAATTCATCGTATAATATCAATAGAGTTAATAGAATCAGCGTTCCAGTACTCCAACTCAGTTCGTACTCTGCCGTCTGATTTCAGAGATTCAAATCTCTTACCAGCCTTCTTCTTCCACCATTTTGTGATGTTCTCAAGACTGTATTTTTCATACTGATCTGACTGTACAAGTTTATCAGTTTCACCTTTCAGTACATCCATCACGTTACCATAACCATAGTCGCTCATATAGAAACGCTTGTTTGTGGTAACGTCAGTTGATGACTTCACAACCTCACAAAACTGATTGTATTTAGCAGTATCATGCTCCTTCAGAGAAGCCTTGATCATACCAATCATTTTTGTTTGGGTTTTCAACTTTCTACTGGATGCACCCTTATGAACCAAAGGTCCATCGTTTTTTTCTTCAAACCAACTTTTCAGTTCTGGATAGATGTCATCACCCATAGTGAGAAGAAAACTACTTACAGTATCACCCCTGTACTTCAAGTATGGCCTCATACCATCATACATTGATGCACCTTTGATGTTTCCATACAAAGATGTGGTTTCAAACAGACAAAATTCTGTATTGTATTTCTTGTCTAAGATCTGTCTTGCTTCATGAGAGCAACATATTGCAGCCATAAGTTTTCCACCAAGATAATTGAAACCAAAAGGCTGTGTAGGTACAATGATAAACCCCATGATCACCCTCTTGTTCCAGATGGGTAAATCAGGCACTGAACCTAACCAATCGTTTCTTGGTTTGGAGTTGATGAGGGGCGATCCAAATTTGATGAAGCCTACATCTTTTCCTGTATTGACTTCTTGGATAACAAGTTTGGAAGTTTTGCCTGGGGAATCATCTGGAGAAAAAGAAGCAATGATCTCCAGATGATCATCAAAATAGGCGTTTGGTTTTTCGCAGATCCTAAATTCCATGTCCTCTGGATTCATACTGTAATCAGAAAACAGGTCATCTTCTGGTCCACCAAACAGGGAAGTAGGAATGGACTTCAAACGCTCAACCTTACGATGACGAAAATAATCATCGATACGATTGAAGTTACTAAAGTAGTTTGCTACTTTATCAGCTGCAAAAATAGCATCTTCTTTACTTAAACTTTGCATTGGACATTATCTCCACAAGACAGGCCATCAAATTAATCTCTTGATCTGCCACAAAAGCAGACTTGTACTGATAGTTTGCAATCACCAGAATAATCGCAGGGATTGAATTAGGATCACATTTCTCGTACAATTTGTCGTATATCTTACGATACACCTTTTGTGGGTCATTGTCAAGATTATTCACCACCCAAGCACGAACTGATTTGAAGTTCTTTGACTTGAGAGCCTCTACCAATTCATCCATGTTGGTATCACTAATATTTAGCAAGATACCAGAGTCGATCTTTCCAGATACCGAATAACGCTGAAGTTCATTGAGAACTCGGCGAAAGTCTGGAAAGTGTTTCATGATCAGTTCTGCAACTACCTTTGGATCAGATTCAATTCCTTCCTCTTTGAGAATCGAATTACACCTATCCATGAAGTCAGCACACATCTGCTGTTGATCAGATGCAGAATAATCTATGACTGCACACCTTGAATGAATCGGTTCGATAATCCGATTCTTGAAATTACAAGTGAAGATAAAGGAGCAATTGGAAGAGAACTTTTCTATAAATCCTCTCATTGCAGGCTGAACGGAATCTGGCGTCATGTAGTCAGCCTCATCTATGATGACAACTTTTCTACCGCCAGACATGGAAACGGAACTACAGTATTGTGTAAGTTTATTACGAAGAGTTTCAATTAATCGACCTTCATCAGATCCATTGATCATCAAATAGTCACAATCTAGTTCCTTACACAATACTATAGCTGCAGAAGTTTTACCAGTGCCGGCACTTCCACTGAGAATAAGATTTGGTATCTTATCCCCTCCAATAATTTCTCTGAAGGTATTCTTGATACTTTCAGGTAAAATCAGTTCTTCAACTGTAGAGGGGCGATACCGCTCTACCCATAATATGTCATTGTTCATTTACCCCCCAAAAGTAGAACTACTTTCGGTGGCCACCCAATACTGCAAATTTTCTTTTGAAAATTTAGCGATACCTTTCGATGATATTTCTACATCATAATCGTTAGGTATCATTTTGAAATTTTCGGTTTTGAAAACAAACCGAAATGTCTGAGAACTGGCTCCCAGATCAATTTTGAAAGTGTCAGATGAATCATTGTTCACATCTAGAGCTTTCATCAACATTTGATTACCATCTGACTCAACAGAGATTTCAGGAGTTCCAAGAACCTGACCAGCCTTGAGGACTTGAGATAGACTATCTTGAGTCAATCTAAACCTCACCTCTGGATCTGGAACATTGATATTATTCTCTGGTGGAGTGACAATCATTGTAGGATCACAATAAACATAAGCTATACTACGTTTATCATCACCAATTCTGACTGTCTTTGGTCCGAATTCAAAGTCTGGATCTTCAAAAAGTGAAGATGCACCAAGAAATCTATTCAGTTCGTAGATTGCAAAATCTTGTGGAAAAGATTCATCTACAGATGCCTCTGCAAGAATATTTTTCTGGACCGACACAGTTCTCAAGGTATTTCCAGCCTTGACCTCAATTGACATATTAATGTCGCTGAAATTCTTCAGCATATTCATAGTATTTTTACTTATTTTCATATTCACTTTCATGGATTGATAAAGCAATTATTGCATAATGAATGACTTTCATCAAGTCGTTACGATTGAATCCATTCTTTTTACCATAACGCTGGGCATACTTAATAATGTTACCGATGGCAAAACCTTCACCATGCCCAGCGTCTATGATAAATTCTGTAGATTGGATTTTTCCAGAAGCATAATGTTGGTCATAAGTACCATCAATATACTTTTGAATTTGTTTGAGGATTTTACCCTCATTAAATTTGTACATAGTATCTCATAATAAAAATGAAATGTCAAGTTGAAAATGGGGGTGGCCGGACACCCCCGAATTGATTAGGCGGCTTTCTTTAAAGAATTTTCTTCTTCAAGAATTTTCATGAACTGTTCACCACTCTTATCAGATTTTCTACGATTGTTAGCCCTAGAAGTAACCCTCAAATTGTGATACTCAGTCACGCCACCAGCTTCTACACCCCAAGATCTTGGAATATTATGATCACCAGCAACATCCTCTAAAGCAATAGGTTCACCAGTGTATTCATCTCTCTTCTTAACTTCCAACCATCTATTTTGAATATCTTCAACATTGAACCTTTCTCTTGGATCTATTTTAATGGTTCCCCAAGAACTAGGATTTTCATCAAATTCAAGTTTCAATGTACCTCGGATATTGGCAATTGCCAGTTGACCCTTACCACCAAAAAGTAACTTGAACCTAGTCAATGGTTGAATTGGATTCCCTTGAAGATCTTTTCCAAGAGGAACACCATTCTTATCAAAGGCTTGTGTCTTGGTGTATACTTCAGGTTTTGAGTACTTGTCATAGACACCCATCCATGAAGAAACATACTTGTCAAAATCGACAATCTTGTTTCCTTCTTTTTGAATTTCATTTGCAAAAAGAATAATCATCTGGGACACCATTGGAGTCATTTCACTAGTTCTTCCGTCTTTAGCGACAGCCTTCAAGACTTTCTCACCCAAATCCCAAAGATCAACAATATTTTTTTTCTTTGGAATCACAGTCTTATAGTCTGCCCCCTTTATCTGTTGTTCAGTCACCCATTTAGTATGACCTGTTTGTGAAATACCATTTTCGTAACTATGAACATAAAAGTAAATCATTTCAGAAATCCACTCATCCAGTTCCATGTGACCTCTCAACTTGAAACCTTTCTTTGAAAAGAAATTCATTGTGGTCTTTCCATCATCACTATTGGTGGTTTTTGCAAACAAAGTATGAGGCTTATACTTAACTGATGCTTCAGGATCGGGACGAGCTTCATTACGAATGTAATCAGACAATGCACCCATAATAGCATTACGCTTTTCTTGATGCTTCATGGTATTGACATTGTTAAGTACATTGATAAACAGATCTGAAGTTTTATCGTCGCTCAAATTGACATACCAAGTACAACCTATTGTATAACCTAGTATTGCACTCTTAACATTAAGAGGTAAATCATCGAAAAACGTACCAGCAACTGCAATTCCCTCAATCGCTTCCATTGATGATGATAGAGGGTATTCGTTGTTGAGGAATTGAAGAATGGCCGTGATCCTCTGTTGACCATCAACCAATTCGTAGATAGGGACAATCTCTTTACCATTAGAGTATTGTAAGCGGATATGTACTTCTGGGATAGATTTGTACCCATTGGAAAGAACATTTGAGATCACTGTATTCATGATCTCTTGTTTCCAAACCAAAGAGGAAACGACTTCACGTTGATATGATCGTCGGCCCGTAAAAAGTTTTCCTTCTTTTGGATTATCAAGGGCATTCTTAGATGCATCACGAATCCATTTGACACTTACGATTCCCCTCTTAGAGAAAACATCTAAAAGTTCAATATTAGATTCATCTAAACCTTGTTCTTTGATTTGATCTTGAACAAGTTCGTTGATTGCTTCTGCTGTATGTAACATAGTAATTACTCCTGTAATTAGGTTGCACAAATAATAATCTTCTTTGGCCCAACGCCTTAGATTCTCATATTATTTGTAAAGGATTATCTTAACATGATTAATATCAAATGTCAAGACAAAAATGGAGCGGGTAAGGTGAATCGAACACCTATCATGAGATTGGAAATCTCAGGTAATACCACTATACGATACCCGCTTGAAAAATATAGTATACTATACTATATTACAAATGTCAAGTCTTTTTTTGTTTAAAGACCAAATTGTTCCCAAAGTTGTTGAAATTCTATCTTTGCACCTTTTTGCCACTCTTGGAGTTCATAAAGGTCACTTTCTAGTTGTTCAACTTTTTCTTGGAGTTCTATGTTTTCTTGTTCTAAAGAATTTATTTTATTTTCCATAATATAAGGGGAAAGTGGGGCCGAAGCCCCAAGTTATTATTCAGAAACTATCTTTATTGATCGTTTCTTTTTACCTTCTGGTACAATTTTTTCCATTGAGATTGTCAGCATTCCATTTTTCATGGATGCATCATTCACAATGACATCATCGGCCAGTGAGAACTTTTTGGTGAACTGACGAGCAGAGATACCCTTGTGTACATACTCAGGTTCCTTACTGTCTTTGAAAGGGTCACTATCTTTTGATGAAACAGTCAAAACATTGTCGGCATATTCTATATCCAGATCTTCTTCTGCAAATCCGGCAACAGCCATTTCAATGTCGTAATTTAGTCCATCACGTTTAATTATATTGTATGGGGGAAAATTCTGAGTTCCTTG